ACCGTCCGTGGTAGCGTCGATGTCATAAGAGTCAACACCTCCACACCCCATAAGTTTGTTCGGTGCTACAAGACTTCCGCCCTCCTTATGCTTTTGATTTCTCATATCAATAGGTGGCATCCAAGACACAAACCACCTGCCTTCTGAGCTAGGAACAAACACCACTTCAGAATCTCTTACACCGCCTCTCCATGTGAAGTTACCACGCACCACAGGGTCTGGATACATGTTCTCATTATGGTCCATCTGCTCGTAAATCTTTCCGATGTTGAACAGTGAACCCTCAACGCTATCACGAAATGCTTCATCTGTGGTGAACGGGAACTGACGAACAATCTCGTTCATCTCCCTAGCGTCATGCTTAAGAGCCTCCCTTTCGTTTTTTAGAAACTCCTTTGCGCCTATCTCTACGGTTTCTCCATCCAGAGTTTCCGTGTGCATCTCCGGGGTTTCGATGATTGGCATCCCGTGCTTGTCGAAGAATCCCTCTAAGGCTTCGTAGGCCGGAATGAAGATTCTGTACAATCCTGAGGTTGTCCTTCCGTTTTTGTTGCGTTCTTGTGGGTCTGAATCTTTCCAAAGTTCTTTGTATTCTTGACCTCCTTTGTCCATAGGATTTACTGTGCTCCCTACGAGTGCTTTGCCGATGACCCGGCGTCCCACAATTAAGCAGGTGCGCTGTATCCTCCAGGCTTCTCTGATGTCTGTTGGCTTCTCCCATTTGCCTGCCTCATCGAGGTAAAGTATGTGGAGCTTCTCACCATCGTATGCGTTGTTGGTGGTGTTCTTCCAGTTGATGATTGTGTTCAGGGCATCACCCTTCACAGAGGTCTTGTTGTTCTTGGTAATCCTTTTAGATGGTTCTCTAAACGCAAGCTCCATGCGTGGGTTCGTAGTACCATCCTGGATAGGCTTAAAGAAGAACGGGTAGGACTTGAAGATAGCAACGACCTTCTTCATGAAGACGTTTTCTTGCGCGTCCTTACCCGTCTTCGACTGGATACCCAAAAGTTTATCCTTGACCTGTGTGGCTTCATCTACAAGAACGCAGGCGGACATGTTTGTGTACCCAGAGCGGCGACACTTGGTATACAGTTGACCAAGGCACCTGGGGTCAGCCTCACACGCGGCCTGATGGATGAAGAGCTTCCGTTGGAAGTCTAGGAAACTAGGATAGCCAATATCAATCTTACTCCACTGAAGCATCATGTAGTGCCTGCCAGTGATGTAGACTGGTTCTCCGTCGTTGTAAAACCAGTGCCCTTCGCGGCGTCTACGAAACTCCTCCTCAATGTAGGGGGAGAACTTTTGCCTGAACTCCTTGGGCATCTCGTACCACTCGTCCATAGACTTGATACGAGAAAGCTTTTCCGGTATCTCATCCCTGTGCCAGCACTGCAGGTGCTTTGGCAGGTCATGACCGGGTATGTCTTTTTTTGCAGGTTTTTTTGGCAAGCAAATAGGAAGCCCGTAGATGTCTATGACATCCCCAAGCGTACCCCGTGGGCAGATTGACACCACTGGTTCTTCGTAACCCTCAATGTCAACCAGTCCATTCATTTGCTAAATCGTTCTGCGAAGCCTCCAGAGTAATCTTTGGCATCGTCAATAGAGCCCTTGTCATTCAAGTCCTTGACCATCTGCTCTAATCTCTGGCGTTCAATTAACAGTTCTTTGCAGTCTACTGCGGTCTGCTTGATGGACTGCAGCTCAGCCTTACGCGCAGCCCCGCCTGCTTCAGGGTCTACGGGACGCTTAATCTCCTCAATCATGTTGTTGATTGCAACCTCCATGCTCCCCATCAAACGACGGGAGGCTTCGATGGTTGTGAAGCGCGGCTTACTTAGCTTAGCTGACGGCATCTTGCGATTGGACATACATCATGTCTTCTGAGCGCATACGGAACACTACGGTCTCGTCTTCGAGCTTCATTTCGTAGTCTCGATTTTGCTTGAATCCTACAATGTCTCCTGGCTGCACGCCTTGAGTAATCATGTCCTTGGGGCAGCAGAACACCTTAGCCTTGAGGTGAGTCTTGGGCTTTAGGTCTACAATCTCAATAAAGTCGTTGTCCTGCTTTTCTTCTTCGAGAGGCTGAAGGAAAACCCAATCTGCAAGCATGTGCAGTTCGCCCGTCTTCTTGCTCCTGTAAGCAATGGCGTGACAAGACAAAGTATTCACGGGGTCGTACCCCACAATAAATCTATGCTCGTCGTCGACGTCAATTTTCAGGGCGTCAGACATAACCACGTGGTGGTGGAAGAACAGTGTGTCTCCAACCTCCACATCTACGTCGTACTTGACAGGGGTAGAGGTAACCTCGCCATACATGACGCGGTGTTCAAACTCTTTCCACTTGGGGTCGATGTGAAGCACAGTCCCGTTGTCCAGCGAGATGGTGTCATGGTGAGTCTTCTCAAGCTTCACCACGAAGTGATACAGCGCTTTCATTCAAAGTTGCAATCGTATTCAACAATGACGGGAGTATTCTCCACAGTCTTCCACAGATAGGACGATTCGGTGTCCTGCGTGTAGATGTTGTATCTACGAATGTTGTACTTGTACAATGAACGCTCGTCCTCCTCGATGAGAACAACCTTTCCTGCGCCAGCCTTCATGCCAACGTAGTACGCCATCGCATCCTTCGGATTTGGTCCGATGACGATTTTACGAATTAAATTTTCCATTTTATTTAGTTCAGTGAGAGGCCTAAGTCATCTAAGTCAATGTCATCAATGTCGATGTCCTCGTCCTCCGAAATTTTCTCATAAGAAGCCATGATGGCAGAAAACAGCTCAGCCATTTCCTCCTGGCCATCTACATGCCATTTGCTCGCAACTTGCCATGCTGGACCGATGTCTGGTATGTCGTCCACAATACCCAAACCAAAAGCGTATGCTACCCTGTCGTTGACTTGATACTTTTCAATGACGTCTTCAAGCTGAGCCAAGACGTCGGCTACTTCACTGATAAAGAGCTCCTTGAGGGTTGAGTCCATGATTTCCATTATTGTCCGTTAATAGTAGCGATAGAGCCGGGGTTGGCATTGGTGCTAATAAGGGTTCCTGTCACAAACCACCCGGCAGCATCATAGCAAGTTAAGTCCAGGTGAGAACCCGCAGCGCCGCCTGTTGTCGAGGCAGCAGCGTGAATTGTCAACTGATTGTAGCTCGCCACCGTGCCTGAAGCTGTAGCTCGGGTTACACTCTGCAATGCGTTGTTGTCCGCTGTTGTAGAAAGCACGTTGACTGCACCGTAGAAGTAATCCCCGGATGCAGCGTTGATGCTAAAAGCTCCGCCCGCAACGTCAACATAAACCCTGAAAAAAGCACCCTCAATAGCGGCTGGAAGCGTCAGGGTTCCACCTCCGAGCGAACCCGAAGCGTCGCAGAACAATGTCTCGCCGTAGTCAGATGCAACAAGGGTTGCTCCTGCTGTAACCTTCTGCAAAGCTCGTCTGCTGTAAGAATAGGTGTAAGTGCCGCTTGAACCCGTAATGGTCATGTTAGCTCCACTCTGGAAGCTGGCAGTGCTAGTGTTGGAAGCTGAGTCTGTGATAGTAAGCGCGACAGCATTAGATGCTCCGTTGACGCTTGTCCCACTCCCGTTAGTAAGAGTTACACTCTTGAAGCTAGGGAATCGTCTTTTGCCAATCAAACCCGTAGACGAATCACGCACAAGCACCTCATCCGCAGATGAGTTTCCTGGTGATTCAATCAGAAGATTTGTTACCTTTACCTGACTATCCGAAAGAGAAAGAGCAGTGTCGTTACCCTGACCGTCGGAAATTGTCTTGAGGCTGCTGCTAATAGCAGCATTATCACCAGCCTTAAGGATTCCGCTGTAGGTGTTTCTAATTTGAGTGCCTGAGAGTGTGGTTCCCATCTTGTTCTTTTTGTCTTAGCAAATATACTCAAAATGAAGAGACATAGACCTGAGCGCAGAATGCGCGAGTTTTCATACCTGAATGAAAAGTATGTAAACAAGAACTACCTCAAGTACCTAAGACTTGCAGAGAAGGATATGCTTCAGCATTATGACATACGCCCTGTGGAGATGCAGGTTATGCTGTTCGCTTACGACTACGAGTTCTTTACCTCTACACACATAGCAGAATCTCTATTCGCATCAGCC